GTCATCTGTGTTATGCATAAAAATGCGTTGGTTTGCATAATTTTTTTTGGGGTTGATGTTTACGCTGGGCGCGGGCTCGTAGATTTGTAATTTTTTTAGGTTGCCGTATCGTGCGCCGCGTGATGAGTTGCATTGTTTACAAGCGGGCACAAGGTTGTCGAGTGAGTTGATGCCGGGTTGTGTGTGATCCCAGCGATCTACTTCGATCAAATGGTCTGCGGTTGTGGCTTGTCTTTGGTTGCACCAATGGCAGTTGGGTTTGTCTTGCAGTATGAGTTTGCGGTTGTGTTTGTATTCTGCGCTCGAGCGGGTTTGTTGTGCGAGTTTGTGTTTGTGTGTTTGTCGTTTGTTGCTCATGGCTCACGCGCTTCGCTTGTGCTGACGCGGCGCTTGCGCGCCTTGTCCTAGTTTGTGTTGGTTGGTCATGTTGCCGGGTTTGTGTTTGTGGTTTGTTTTATTTTGTTTTTGTTTGTTTGTGTGTGATTAAACCTAGTGCGCTAAGTCCCCCGCTGCTTAGCCTCGCGCAGCACCCTACTCTTATATCGTTTTTGCTTGATCATGTGTTGCCACATAGATCATCTACCCGCGCTTTCCGCGTGTTGCACACATCATTGCACTGATGCAAGCCATGCCCGTTATTAAATTGTTATTTGTTGTCTAAAGCTTTTAACGCATCAATTACTTTGCTTACATCAGCTTTTAACAGATCGCCGGTTGTGTGTATTTCGCGCCCAACAGTAGCACTACAGAAACTTTTGAGATCATCACCTTTAAGCCCTTGCCCGTTAGCTAATGCGCGCATCATGCCCAGCTGCTTAGGTGTTGCATAATCTCGTTGCGGCTCATCCGGAAATGGCACTTCGACATCATGCAACGGCACAACCGCAGCAAGTTGGGCGGGTGCTTGTCGAGCCTGTGCGGTTTCAACTTCATCACGCGAAGCAATACTTTTACCGATACCTAGCCCGAGAAATCCGAGCGCCCGCCCCAAACAGCTCGTGCTGCTGTTCATCATCTCACTGCCGCGTGTGTAAGGCGTTTTACCGGGTATCTGTTCCCAACAGTAAGCCACAACCGGCACTGGATCGTTTGCATCACGCCAAACTGTGCAACTTATTTCAACATATTTTTGGGCATCAACTTCAACTATTTGTGGGCGACTTTCCGCGATCCGTAAATCAGGATATTTTTTTAACGCCATCGCCAAGCGTGTAGGCACATCAACATAATCGCCAAGCTTGAAACCGCTCATTTGACGGACCACACAATTGCTTCATTACCTGCGATGGTTAAACGCCTTGCGCCACTATCAACAATCAACCCATCTTTAACTAGTGAGCCTCGAATTGGGCGGACCGTGTTGCCTGAGATATCTAGTGCGCGCTCAATTTCCTCATCAGTTGCATCATGTGTCCGCAAATAGTCAAACACCAATCTGCGCTTTGTGCCGGATCGTGGCTGGGCGCGCAAAGCCGCTTTAACACTGGTTTGCTGGGCGTTACGCGCAATCACCACAACATTGCGATCAATGATAGAAAGCTCTTTGTGTCCGCCAAGCCCGTTTGATGGTGCGAACATTGCTAACTGTTCAGACATTGCCGGCAGCCAATCTTTCAAGCCGGCTGATTTCGGATGCTTGATGTTTTTCAATATGCTCGAGCGCTCTAATTTCTGTTTCCCGAGTAGCAATCTGTTGCTTTAGATCCGTGATGATGCTGCACAAATACTTAATTTCAATGCGCGCCTGATTAAGCACATCAATCAAGTCGCCATCATCCAAAGCATTGTGATCATCAATTTGCCATTGCAAAGCTCTCAATGTGCCTCGAGAAGCTAACTCATGCGGCTCATGCAACGGCACTTTTTTACTAGTGATTTCGTTCATCACTTCCATCAATGCTTCAAATTGTTTAATGCTTGCATCCCAATCGGCTTCAAATGGCTCAGACATTTTCAGACCACCTTGCAAGCAACACTTCGAGCTGTTGCGGTCTGCAAACACTTGCCAAAGCACCTACAAGCGCTTCAACTGCGTTTTCGCCGTAACGCTGACGCACCACAATGCACAGCTGATTAATTGTTTCGACATTGAATTTCTCGGACATTATTAACCCTTTCTCTAGTTAATACTTGATAATGAAATGTAGCACAACCGTGTATGCCAGTAAAGAGCATGCGATCAGCAAATGTTTCATTTGCCACCCCATGCGCGCCACCCGTTTGAATAACGGTAAATGTTTAACGCCGCCCGCATGTTTGTTTCCAAATCAAACAAATCTTGGCATGTATCGAGCAGACCGTAGGCTTGTAAATAGCCTTGTTTGAAATAGCGCGATGGCAAACACCAAAAATCGTTGATTTGCATCACGCCGTAGGACTGCCCATAGGTGTCTGCCGGGTTGAAAGCATCGGTTTGGCAGCGGCTTTCCCGTTGGGCAACCGCGATTAGTTTGCCAAGTTGATCTGTTTCCCAACCAACATGTTTAGCCATCTCAAATACGGCATCACAGCCTTTTAGAGCCGTTTTAAGCGTAGTTGTGGGCGCTTGTGTGGTTGGCACTACAGGCGCTTCATAACCCACATAAACGCTTGTATGGCGTGGCTGTAGGTCCTCAGCTGTGGGCGCGGGTGGCTTCGACAAAATGAACAGCGAAGTGAGACTAGCAAAAATTGCAATAGCGGTTTTAGTTAATAAGGGCATAAGCACCTAACCTTTCTCGGATGGTGATCCCAGTTTAGTAAAGGTTTTAGAGTGTTTGCGGGATTACGCTAAAAACCTTATCCCAAGCGCTTTTCACGGCTTTAACATCTTTGATTAGGTCCGGGTCTGCTTCGACATGCAGCCAATCACCTTTACCAAAATTGCCGGCTTTCCATGTGCCTCGATCAATTTTCCAGCTGCGGTTTCGGTTGTAATCAATCACAAGTTGCACACCCAAAATTTCGGCGTGTTGCAAAACTTTGGTTAAAAACACCAATGCAAGTTTTTCGCCATCAGGTTTACCGCGTCCTCGTTTAACTTGCCAACGGTATGAAAGATCAACCGCCAAACCTCTCGAGTGATTAGAGACTAAATGCTCTTTGCCTTTTGTTTTCATGTTTCGGATTACCCAGCTGCCGTTATTCCATAAACAGCCATCCGCATATTTGATTGCCTGCCTGATCCATTCATCCATGCCCGGCAAAGGTGCTTTAACAACTGGCTGATTTGCAACTATGTAAGGTTTCAAGATTTTGGTTTGTCTTTGTCATCTTTAGGTATAAACAAGCAAGCTAGATCAGGATCACCAATTTTAGTTGATAGCCAAGCCAACACGCTTGAAATTATTGGCACAAGTAGCGCAATTAATGCTGGGTCAATGTTGTTTTGTGTCGCCCAATAAATAAACAAACCGATTAAGCCGCCTTTGGTTGTTTGGTCGCCTATTTGTCGTTTGGCTTTGTTAATTTTTTTGCTTGACATAACTAGCCAAATAGTGCTGCTATTTCGGTTTCGGTTAAACCAAGTTTGGCAAGCGCTGATTGTCGCGCCGCTTGTTTTGCTGCAAGCGCTTCGGCTTGTGCTTCGGCTTCTGCTTGTGCTTGTTCCGCCCATGCCAAATGTGCGGCTTCCTCTGCTTTGGTCATGTTGCGGTCTGTGCCGTTGTCGTTAATTTTTAGTGCCATAAGTTATACCGTTTTTGAGTAACCGTAAATTGTGTATGTGCCTGTTATTGTGCCAGTAGCAACCAAAAATTCGATACCGTCATAGGCTGTTGCTGTTGAGTGATTGCCGAAATAACTTCGTAAATAAGTTGTTGTGTATGCTGCAGCATTGAATTGGTTTTGACTTTGAATTAAAGTTGCTTCCGCCAAAGCGGGATTGAAAAGATTAACAATTGCCGAAGAATTAAAAGCGCCGTTTGTGTTTGTTGCAAATTCGTATGATGTTTGATTGAAAGCCCTGCCGCCCGAAATTGCGGTATCGTTCGCCAATAAATCTTGCCTGTTGTAATTTGTTGATGCGCTTGTTGCGCTTACACGCATTTTTAACGCAACGCTATTAGTCGTAGAGGTTTGATATTTGAAAGTAATTAAATAGTTTGTGTATGTGCTGGTAAAAACATTGTCCGCAGTAACACTCGACGCAGCACTAAACGCGGTTTCGGCTTTAACACAAACGAGACCTGGATTTATACCTACCGTTTGCCACGCTGACCCGTCATAGTATTGCGTTGTGTTGCTGTCCTCAAGATAAGCAAACTGACCCTCAGCCAAAGTTTTTTCACCCGTGCCACCAAACGCCGCATCGCGCGCGGTCGTGTCAGCAAAAACTGGAACACCCGTGTTGATTTCCGTTTGTTGCTGGGCAGTTAAAATCTGACCTGCTGTAAACGCTGGAACTGATGTCTGTGTATTTGCGCCCATAATTAACTTTTACTCTATCCTAAGACATTTAACGCGTCTAGTATCCCGTAAATGCTGTCCGATAAAATCAGCTGATAAACAACTGTGGTTGGGCTTGTAAATAGCGTGATGCTATGCCCGCTATCAAAGCTCAAATAATGTTCAATGCCTTCAATGGCAAGCTCTTGAGCGAGCTGGGTTGTGTTAATGATTTTTTCAATTGTTATTGTGTTGCCTATCTCAATGGCTGCCAACACATCTTTTTGGGCGGTTGTGAGCATATTGAATTGGGTTTCAACGCTTGTGTAGCGTGGCTTAGGCTCGGGCACTAAAAGATATTCTGCAAGCTTGAGCGCTGCCGCATCGTTATGCAAAAGACTGTTGCTGATGTTTACCGCTTGCACAAAATAGGTTGCTTGGCTTGCTGGATCATCTGCGGTTTGTGGGCTGTTACTGCCGGCAATTGTTACCGTTGCTCTGTTCACAACTTGATCAGCTTCGAAACTTATGCCCACACCATTGAATTTGATTTGTGTGCCGTCATCGTGAAAATCTGCAATAGATCCGCTGAGCGTGTTGCCTATTCTCGGCTCAAAACGCAAAACGCCTGATCTTGTCATAAATAATCTGCCTTGCTCGGCTTGGTTTATTTCTGAGCAGTATTGTGAAACATTTGTGCCCTGCGGGACTGTAAAAGGCGAGCTGCCGCCAAGCGTAACTGTGCCGGTTTGAATATCGCGTTGCGCTACCGGAAACGCCACTTCAGGCAAATCAAGCACAGTTTCGAGCCGGGTGCTGGATAATTCCTCGCTCACATTAAGTTGATCCATGACGGTTTGCGCCAACAAATAAAATTGATCAGCGCAAAAAACCGTGACTGTGTCCAAACCGCCCAGCGCAAAATTGTAGTTGTAATTAATTATGTAGCCGTTAAAAATGTCTTGGGCTGTGTTGGTTGCATCGTAGCGTTGTAGTTTGACGCGGCGTAATGGTGCAAGACCGGGTTTCTCTGTTGTTTCATCCCAATATGGGCTTTGCTGATCAAACGGATTGAAAATGCCGGATGTGTCGAGCATTGTAAAGCTCATTGTGCCGGCTGAAAATTGATCACCTATATCTTGTCTGCCGCGCCTTACTGAAACATTTGTGCAACCGTCAAGCACCCCAGCAAAGTTTGTTGTGCCATCGAGAACATAGGTTGTGTTGTCTAAAACGGCTTTGGTTGCATCATCTAGCGTAAACGCATCTTGCAAAAAGCCTGTGTCAATAAATAGCTCATAGTTACCTGAGCCAATTACTGCAACGCCTGCCATTATGAATTCCAAACATCAAAATTTGCTGGACCAGCTGCACGATTATAAGCGCGCATACCATCAATTACAGCCCGCCCAATTTCAGACTTTGTTGCCAGCTGGCTGTTCACATTGATGGTTACCGCACCGCCATTACGCCGAGCATTTAGCTCATCAATGTTTGGCATCAATACCGGCGAAACGGTTGGTGCGCTGATCGCCTCTGTGAAGCTTGTGCTGATGCCTTTAACATCCGCGAAATTGATGCCTTTGCGAGATAGCCGGCTTTCAGCTGCGGCAAGCGCTTCCTCGACACCACGCAAATATGCTTTGGCATTTGATACGCCCGCGCCATAAAACTTTTGTGCTGATAGCTCACCTATTCGCTCGGCAATGGCTTGTGTTTGCTCGACAAGGGTATTTGCCCGCAAAACATTTTCTGACGATGCCAGCAATTCTTTAGCGATAGCTGAGCCGCTATCAATGCCGGCATCAATGACTTGCTGCAACGCATCTTGAGACAAACCGGCTGCAAGTAGTTGCTCGACAAGATCACCAAATTCTTTTGTTTTGTCTGCCTGTTTTTGTAGCGCACTGAAAAATGTTGTGCCGGCATCCTCGCCGCCTTCCTCAAATGCTTTGCCAAAGTTGAGTGCATCCGTGATGACTTGTGCAACTGATCCGCTGAAACTATCAAAGGCGCTTTGTGCTTTGTCCAGTTTGCTTTTCGCGTCATCGAGTGCCGCGCCCATGTATTCGCGCAATGCTTTAGCGGCTTCCGTTGTTTTCTCTGCCAGTTTTTTTAATTTGTCAGCTGCATCGTCTGCGCCTGTCTCAATTTTTTTTGTTTCTTTTTCTGTTTCTGCCATGTATTCAGCGATTTTTGTGCTGCGTATGTAATCGAGCGTAAAGCCCAGCCTGCCCATGTCTTGAGCTGTGCTTTTCGCTGACGCGCCCAACCCTGTAGTAGCTGTCGCTGCAGCCTTGTTTTGGTTTTTGAATATGAGTAGCGCGCCACCAACCGCAACTAGACCGGCTGCGATTGTTGCCGCAGCAACACCCGCTGTGCCGGCTGTGGCAACCGCAGCAAGCGAAGCCGCATTAGCAAAGTTGAGTGCAGTTGCCACAACTGTTACCGCGTTGGCAAGCACTTGTGCGGTTTTGTAAGCAACGATGGCTGATGCAACCGCAGCAATTGCCACGCCCAGTCCTGTAATGATCCCGGTATGCTCAGAAGCCCAATCACCAAAACTAATCAGCAACGGCAACACTGCTTCAATCGCTGGCATTAATGCAACACCAATTGCCTCTTTGGCATCCTTGATTGCAACATTAAATTTTCTGAATTGCCCTTCAGCTGTGTTTGCTGCCGCTGCAGCTGATCCGCCAAAAGTTTTTGTAAGCATGCCCATTACTTGATCAAGGCTTGCACCTTCTTTAATTGCAACTTTCAGTTCAGGGCTTAATTTGGCAAGCGCTTTAGCGCTGCCGCCATAGGCGAGCGCTAACGCATCGCTGACGCTTTGTAGATCTTGCCCGGTTGCCGCGCTGATATCCATTGCCAAAGCAAGCGCATCATTTGCATCAGCGAGATTTTTTGTGCCTCTAGTTAATGATGCAAAAGCTGGGCGCAATTCATCATCTGAGACACCTGTAGCCCGAGACATAGCTTTTATTGATGCCTCAACTGCAGCTATTTGTCCATCGGTTGCCCCAGTAACATTTTGCAAAGCTTTAGCCAACCGCATTTGTGCGGCTTCATCCTCTACTGCGGCTTTAACACCAAAAGCGGCAGCGGCAGCCAACCCAGCAAGCGCAGCCACAGCCGGCAAAAAAGCCTT